CACCTCAATGGAGGTGTAGATTTTCTGCCGCGCCCGGGTCAGTTCGGCCAGCTCCGCCGTCGGGCTGATGTCGCCGTAGAGCGCCAGTTTGCCCTTCAGCGGGCCGTCCGGGATTTCTTCCGCGCTCAGGGCGGTCACGTCGCCATAGCGGCGAAACGGACTGTCGGGGGTGTAGCCCTTGATGTGCTCCATATTGATACGCGCGCCGTACATGGACGGGTCGTAGTTCGCGGCCATCTGGGAAATCCAGTCGCGGGAAATCACGCGGCCATCGGTGGTTGCGCCTTCGGTGGCGATACGAAAACGCTTTGCTTTGAGTGCTGCCATTAACAGGCTCCGGTCAGTGGATGGGTTCAGGTCGGGGCCAGTTTCCCCGCCATGACGTATCCGCTCAACGAAAGCCCGCCCGCTCAGCCGTGAGCAAACAGGGACAGCGGGCGCGGCACTATGCGCCCCGGTAGCCTTGTCGGCATGAACATACCAACCACCATCAGCGATCCGCGCCGTCAGGCCGCACTGCTTTACTGGCAGGGTTACTCCGTGCGCCAGATTGCGGAGACGCTCGGCCAGAAAACACCGACCGTGCAGAGCTGGAAGCTGCGCGACGCGTGGGAAGACATCGCGCCCATCAGTCGCGTTGAAGCCAGCATGGAGGCGCGGTTAATTCAGCTCATCATGAAAGAGGTCAAGGGCAACGGGGATTACAAGGAGATAGACGCGCTGGGCCGTCAGATTGAGCGGCTGGCCCGCGTCGAGCGCTATCGCAGCTCGGGCAACGAGGCGGATTTAAACCCCAGCGTGCGCAACCGCAACAAAGGCGAGCGCCAGCCGGTGATTAAAAACGTCTTCAGCGAGGAACAGACCAGCAAGCTTACCGGCCTGTTTATGGATAACTGCTTTGAGTATCAGCTTAACTGGCATAAGGCCGGGCTGACGCACCGCATCCGCAATATTCTGAAGTCCCGCCAGATTGGTGCCACCTTCTACTTTGCCCGCGAGGCGCTGATTGACGCGCTGACCACCGGGCGCAACCAGATATTTTTATCCGCCAGCAAGGCGCAGGCGCACGTCTTTAAAAACTACATTATCGACTTTGCCCGTCAGGTTGACGTTGACCTGAAGGGCGATCCGATTGTGCTGCCAAACGGCGCAAGGCTGATTTTCCTGGGTACTAACGTGCGTACCGCGCAGAGCTACACCGGCAACCTGTATCTGGATGAGTATTTCTGGATCCCGAAATTCCAGGAGCTGCGCAAGGTCGCCAGCGGCATGTCGCTGCACAAGAAATGGCGCACCACCTATTTCTCCACGCCGTCGAGCCTGTCACACAGCGCTTATCCGTTCTGGTCGGGCGAGCTGTTCAATAAGGGACGCCGCAGCAAAGGTGACCGCATTGAGCTGGATTTATCGCATTCGCATCTTGCAGGCGGCGCGTTGTGCGGGGATGGTCAGTGGCGGCAGATTGTCACCGTTGAGGACGCGCTGACCGGCGGCTGTAACCTGTTTGACCTGGACCAGCTGTCACTGGAGTACAGCCCGCCGGAATACCAGAACCTCTTAATGTGTGAGTTTGTCGACGATGAGGCGAGCGTGTTCCCGTTCGCCGAGTTGCAGACCTGCATGATCGACAGTCTGGAAGAATGGACCGACTTTAACCCCTACGCGCTGCGCCCGTTTGATTACCGCCCGGTATGGATAGGCTATGACCCGTCCCACACCGGCGACAGCGCGGGCTGTGCGGTGCTGGCCCCGCCGGTGGTGGCGGGCGGTAAGTTCCGCGTGCTGGAACATCACCAGTGGCGGGGCATGGACTTTGCCGCGCAGGCAAAATCCATAGAGGACTTAACCAAAAAGTATTGTGTGGAGTATATCGGCGTGGATGCGACCGGCATCGGCCAGGGCGTTTTTCAGCTGGTCAGGCAGTTTTACCCGGCGGCACGGGAGATCCGCTACTCGCCGGAAGTGAAAACCGGGATGGTGCTGAAGGCAAAAGACACCATCGGCAGCGGGCGGCTGGAATACGACGCCGGGAGCACCGATATCACGCAGTCCTTTATGGCCATCCGCAAGACCATGACCGCCAGCGGCAACCGCTCCACCTACGAGGCGAGCCGCAGCGAAGACGCCAGCCACGCCGACGTTGCCTGGGCAATCATGCACGCCCTGTTAAACGAACCGCTTACCGCTGCCAGCGGCAACGCTAATCCTTCAATTCTGGAATTTTACTGATGAGCAAACGCAGCCGTAAGGCATTCAAAGCAGCACCAACAGCCCCGGCCACGCCTCAGCAGGTTGAGGCATTTACCTTCGGCGAGCCGACGCCGGTAATGGATAAGCGCGATATTCTGGATTATGCCGAGTGTATCGGTAACGGGCGCTGGTACGAGCCGCCGGTAAGTTTTCACGGACTGGCAAAGAGCCTGCGCTCAGCGGTGCATCACAGCTCGCCCATCTACGTGAAGCGTAACATTCTGGCCTCAACCTTTATCCCACACCCGATGATGAGCCAGCAGGAATTCAGCAAGTTTGCGCTGGATTATCTGGTGTTCGGGAATGCGTTTGCCGAGCTGCGCCGCAATGGACTGGGCGAGCCGTGGCGGCTGGAAACCACCCCGGCGAAGTTTACCCGCAAGGGCGTTAAGAAAGGGGAATACTGGTTTGTGAATGACTGGAAGGAACCGCACCAGTTCGTGGCCGACAGCGTGTTTCACCTGATTGAGCCGGACATTAATCAGGAGCTGTACGGCCTGCCGGAATACCTCAGCGCGCTGAACTCTGCCTGGCTTAATGAAGCAGCCACGCTGTTTCGCCGCAAGTATTATCAGAACGGCGCGCACGCGGGGTACATCCTGTATATGACCGACGCGGCGCAGAGCAGCAGCGACGTGGATCGGATGCGTCAGGCAATGCGCGATACCAAAGGCCTCGGCAACTTCCGCAATTTGTTTATGTATGCGCCCAACGGCAAGCCGGACGGGATTAAAATTCTGCCGCTCAGCGAGGTGGCGACGAAAGACGATTTCTTTAACATTAAGAAGGCAAGCCGCGACGACCTTTTAAGCGCGCACCGCGTGCCGCCGCAGATGATGGGAATTATCCCGGACAACTCGGGGGGATTCGGGGATGCGGTGAAGGCGTCACAGGTGTTTGTGAGGAATGAACTGACGCCTTTGCAGGAGAGGCTGAAGGAGATTAATGGATGGATAGGGGGAGAGGTGATCGCATTCCGGACCTATTCACTGGAAGCGGTCGCAACAAACTGAAGATATAGCGCCTGCCTTTGCAGGCGTTAATTATTTACCCAGCCAGCGACCAGCCCGCGCAGACTCAACCAACAGACGGATAGTCAGCGGAACATGTGACGCGGTGAAATCGTCCGGAAAATATTCGGCAAATGTAATAGTGCCGGGGTCAATGCCAAACTTGTCAGCATAGCGTTCCAGCAACTCATACGCGTCGATAGGATCCATACGAAAGTCGTTGTTCAGATCGGTGTCCAGCTCAAGCTTATAACGCCTGAACGTGAATAGACTTCTGCCGTTATAATCTTCAACCAGCGCAAATACGGCATTTTCTGTATCCTCGCTTACCATATCCTGTCATCCTTATTGGCAATACGGTTGTATTTTACCATAGCTTTCCAGCCTATCTCTGCCACATCAGCGGCCATGATTACCCAGCCTAAAACCGGGATTGTGCGACCAACAAACGTCCCCAGCTTGTGAGTCATTATTCTTTTCATTTGCAATGGTTTTTGAGGATTTTGTATCCACGTGGGCAACCTGAAAGGAAGCCGATAATCGCGTAACAGCTTACGAGAATAAACCGAAGCATAGGAAGTTCCTTTCCAGGCCCCGTTGAGTTTACCCGAAACATCAATAACGTTCTGCCCGGAATAAATAGCCGCTATTGCGAGGATATCTTTTGTACCGCTGAAGTGCTCGGCGGTCACATCAATCATAATCCAGAAATAAAGCTCTCCGGCAGAAAGGTTGGTAAGCCCGCCGTAAAAGTAAGTCCCGTGTAGCTGCTCAGTTGTATCCATATTATTCCCTTACATGGGTAGCTGTATTGGTCAAAACTGTACCATATCAATTCCGGGCGATGCCAGATGCCAGTTGACGCCTTCAGACGCATTTTGCGCGCCCCTCATGTTTAATCACCCTCTTGTCAGCCCAAATTATTGCGCACGCCTCCGGGGCGCTGACGCAGCCTGCGGCACACATGTTTACCCCTCCGCGCGCAATGCTATCCCCGCCACGCCTGCCCGCTTTAGTAACCGCTTTTAATGCAGGTGCATGAACCCATGAAAAGGGCGCCAGTACTGGCACCCTCAGGAGTTTTACGCGTGAGTTTTTGAATGCAGATCCATGCACTCTGTGCATGCATGGCCCCTCAATGCGATTTAAGCGTGATAAGCCGGGCAGGACGGTCAGTGCGAAAACCCGTATGTATGCATCCCGTACAGACCCTCAGTGAGGATTATCACTCGCTGGGGCTGTGCGAGAATATACTCGTTTGCTTCGGCAGGAGTAATGGGATAGCCCGCTTGATTCGCCAGGCGCGCCATATCATCCGTTGCAATATGACGGTGACGGCCCACAATTTTTATTGCTCCACGGTAAGCAGAGTAGAGGACAGCATCTTTTTTGGTCATATCAGACTCCGATATCCTGCTGCCAGATATCCTGAAGGATGCTGGTCAGCGTCTGCTGATCGGACTCTAACGTAAAGCCCGCCATTTCAAAGCCCGACGAACCAGCTACATGTACGCTGATTTTTGTTGCAGGAAAAACGGCGATAACCTGCCGGTGCAGCTCTGCCTCAAACGCCTGAATGGCCTCCTGGCTCAGGTTCTGTTCCCTGCTGATAGTGACATCTAAACGCATTTTAACCTCCGCACCCGTTATTCTGCTGCATAGAAAATTTCATCTTCTGCCTCAATTTGAGGCCCGGTATTTGCCAAATCGGCAATCAAAGTTAGCGCCAGTTCCAGATCGGACGGTTTGCAGTTGGCTATCAAAGACAGCTCAGCGATAAACCTCATGCCCGCGATTTTTTTGTGCATGGCACTAATTTCACTCCGTTGCATATTCCCCCCTTATTAACTACTGTGTATTTATACAGAAACATAGTGTTTCCATATTTAAAATGATATTTGCTATACGCATTTAGTAACTTCATCCGACTGATTTAAATAGAGTAAATAGGCAACCGCTGAATTATTCTGGCGGTGAATAATATCGTTACGAGGGGATCAGGGATTAACTAGCTCACTCGTTATTGACTGTTTAATAAGCAGGATTTAGAAGCAGCGAGCTTAAATCTTGCTAATAAATCGTCGGCAGTGGGGCGGGCAGGCGCTCTGAATAGCTCGCCATTAGCGGCGCTTCTGCACCAGTCACCATTGATTTGCGTATTAACACCACGGATCAGACGAACGGCCAGGCCCCGGCTGATAGTTTCGCCAGTCATCTCCTGTATTTCTGTTATCACTCTGGTGCACGCTGCCTCTACTTTGTCAGCGCGTCTGAAGACTCGGGACGCTTTAACTGGCTGCTCTGCCCGGATTTTCGCCAGCTGCCGTCGCCGTTCCTTCCGGGTCATGCTGCCAGAAGCATAATCAGGCAAACTTTCCGGTACCCGCGGATCCTCAGATCCCGATCTCTCCGTACAGTTATTGACAGAACTCCGAGAGGACGCGGACGCGTCCTTAAATTCAAAACCCAAATCAACGGCACGTTTCGGGACAATCTTCCATTGCATCAGACGGGTTAAAATTGGCGTATCGTCGCCAACTTCAGTTGCGTAAACGCCCTTGATACGCACGGTTTCCTCGCCGTACTCATTCATGTCTTCGCTTGCCTGATACCAGGTGCGCACAGCCAGCTCGTCACGGCGCACGAACGGACCTCCCTGCGCGTTAACGTATCCGGCCCAATCTCCTGCATCGGCTGCGTCATGCGCTGCGGCAAACTCAATGCTCAGGCCGTGCGCGGTTTCGCTATCTGCCATGCGGCGCAGCTCGCGGTAAACCGTGACCGGCGCACCGCCCACAAACTGAAATTGCCGGATGTGCCAGCGTGCCGCCCAGGCAGAAACGGCCGAGGCAGTTTCTTTCAGATCTTTGCCGCTCTCGTCGTCTGTCTCGCCATCCAGCGCATAACCATCAATATTTTTGGAAATGTATTTAGCAACGTAACCCGTTGCGCTGCCTTTCTCCGGGTCGATAGCCTCGGCGTGAAAACGGGCCTTACGGGCCTTGTCGGTTGTCAGCTCGCTACCATCTTCCTGCCAGGCGTAGTCGCGCATAATCTCGCGCACGCGCTCAGCCTGCTCCGGGCGCATAAACATGAGCATGTGCCAGTGTGGGGTCGCATCATGATGAGGCTCAGCAACGCGGATGCCGAAGATGCGGATTTCTTCGCGGTGCAGCTTGGCGCGGATTTTCTGCCAGACACTGCAGAGATAACGCTGCGTGTCGGCCGGGCTGGCACCGTTCCATTTGCGGTTACGATGCCCGGTTTTGATCGTGGCGTGATAGCGCGCCGGGGCGGTAAGCGTATAGAACTCGCCGATAAAGCCCATTTCATTGCAGATGTTTTCGAAGCCACGAATGCGGGTCATCAGCTCGCAGCGGCGGATCGCCGGGTTGGCCACACTGCCGTCGTATTTCTCGATCAGGCTGATGCGGTTGCCTTCCTCGTCTTCCAGCTCCATTCCTTTCAGAAATTCACGGGTGCGGCGCTTCTGCTCGCGCCACTCTGAAACGGTCATGCTGCTGGCATAGGGGGTATGCTTTTTGCTGACGTTAGCCAGGGCGATCTGAAGGTGTTCACGCCATGATGCGGCCACGCGGCGCAGTCGGCCTTTCCACCACTTTTCCGTCTGCATACGCATGATCTCCGGGGTAACTTCCTCCGGGTCAAACAGCCGGGACGTGACTTTATCCCATAATGGCGGGGTCTGGCTCAGCTCGCGGGTGATGGTGGCGGCGATCATGTAAACGCGGTGCGTGTATTTGTAATCTGACTCGTAGCTGGCCTGCGCGTGTGCCTGTACCAGCTCGGCGAGAATGAAATTAGCCACATCCCCGGCAAGCAAATCGACGTCGGCGCGCGCCATATCCGGCAGGCGGTTAAAGCGGCGCATCAGCTCCCATAGAGTGCCGCCCGCGCTGGCCGCGCCTGCCTGTTTAGCGGCATTGCCTGCCAGCAGGTTAAACGTGCCGCTGCTCATTTCACCAAGGCGATATTGAGCGTTAACGGTTTCAACGCGTGGCAATGTGCGCTCAACAAATGTCTTTGTTAAGTAAACATTGGCGCGGGCTGTTCCCTGCGTCTTTTCCAAATCGCTGACACGGCGCTTAACGTCGAGCTGGATCAGTGTCGGCTGCTTTTCGAGTAGTTCCTGCGCACGCGCTAAAGCCGCAATCATCTGAGTGCGGCTGTGCATTTCCTCATA